CACAAATCTTTAGTTTGTGGGTAGTTTACTTTCCGGTTTTTGATTTGGCTTACGCCTCTCCTGTGCTAACTTAATAGCTTCATCTACCTTTTTCTTTGTCTCTGATGGCTGAGTAGATACGTTCCTTCCAAACGCTTCAGCAATAGTAGTATCTCCATCGTTGATAGCATTTGCCAGTCCTATCAATTTAACGATCTGCGGTTCTTTGATCTGGTTGACAGTTTCGATACCAAGGCAAGAAAGTATTTCCGCTTCAGTAACGTTCCATGTATCGAGATAGCCATCAAGCAGCTCTTTCCTTCTTTTTATGAGTTTCTGTTCGGTTGAAAGATTACCGACAATAGCTTTCTGAGCTGCGGAATAGACTTTTGTCGTAACGGTTGCGGGGACGACCTGAAAGATAGCATTACGTGAAGCTATTGCAAGGGCAGCATTGGCTGTGACAATAATCATGTCGTCTGTGAATTTTTGCCCATTACGGTCTGTGATCCTCCGCTTTACTTCTGTCCTTACTGCATAGTTGCTCTGAAGGTCAAAAGCTGTTGCCTGTGCCGTAAGCATTTTATCGCCTATCTCAACGATCTTTGCTTCAACCCTCAGGTTTCCATATTCACTTGCAACTATTCGTGCAAGGTGTACCGAGGGGCCGTCAATCTCTTTTCCGGCTCTCGGCAGTGAATAAACACACGTCTTGGCTATCTCCACATCTTTGGAGACAAGCGCTATGACATTATCAATAGCACGTTGTGTGTTTCGTGGGTACTTCTTAGCGGTACTGATAGCAATATCAATGTCCGCACGTGTCTGTGCTTCTGTCACTGAGACAGGCTGCACCTCAATTACTTCGATCTCGTCTTTCATGTGAATAGAATTTTGTAAAATTTCTCAGAAAGCTTCTGTCTACTAATTAAAGTAATGACATGGCCTTCATTGAGAAGGGTTTTTATTAAATAAAACTCTTTTGGCAAAAACATATTGGAAAACTTCTCACCTCCTTTTGATGATGAGACAATATAAACCACTCTCTCTTTCATGATATAAATATATAAAAAAATTTTCAATAAAAAAACGAGTTTGTTTAAAATGTTTATAAGTTATTCTCCTTAATCTTATCAGATTCCTTTTTAAGAAAGGACAAGGTAAGTTGAAGGTTTATTACACGTTGTTCAAGGTATGAGATTTCGTTTTCAAGCGGGATAAGCTGTTTCTGTATAGCTTCGTTCTTAGGAACTAAAAGGTAAATTGAACCGATAAGTTGCTCGTAGTATTTTATCTTGGCGCACTTAGTCTTGTCAGTTTCAATATAGTTTTCTATGACTTTAATTGCATGAAGAACTGTTGAATGATTTTTGCCATAACGAGAACCTATATTCTTCAGTGAGCCTCCACACTCTTTTTTATACTTGTTGGCAAAATATAGAATAAGCTGTCGGGTGAACGCAACCTCTACTTTCCTCAGGTCTTGAAGTTCTTTTATCTGTTGTGAAGTAAATCCCTCACCGTAACAGATCACGAATTCTATCCAGTCGTACATCTTAAAATAGTTTTAATTGTTTTACAGGCTTGGCATCAGCAAGTTCTTCGAGCTGGTCAATTATCTTGTCAACCGAAGTATCACCACGACCACAAATCCTCAGATAACGGTCAAGTAATTCTTTTGAATAGTATTTTACAAGAAGTTCTTCTGATGCAAATAATGGTTCTGAAGTTACCGGAGATGACATTCCTTGACAACTCCATTTCATCTTGTTAGTTTCAAAATCCGTTGCACCGACCCACTCTGTTTCGCTTAACATTACTATTCTTATATGGCAATGTGGCTCGTGGTAATTATCCTTACCGATAGTTATTGTCTTTGTATATTCACAATAGACACCGTGTTTATTTGGTTTTGGGCGCATATTATAATTGGTATGTTTCCAGCCCCGAAGGGCTGTCTCCACATTTTACACGGACTTAGAACCGTCAAGCTTCAAGCATCTCTTTGAGTTGTTTGCAGTAGCCAGTCAGCTTAGTGACTTCAACTTCTTCTTTGATAACCTCAATATCGCATTTCTCGGTGTTGCCTACCATAAGCTCGAGCAGAATAGATTCACCGTATAAGTCACCCATTTTTGGCCTTAGCCAAAAACTGGCAACCATATACTCTTTGTTGATTTCGACATGTGGTGACTGATGGAAGATTTTACGAAACTTTTTGACTCTGTTCTCGAAAAGCGCTATGTTGGGAATTTTTATTCTTAATCCATAAGCCGAATATGGCCACGGCTCTTTCTCACAGCCTTTAAGCAGGTCATCGAGGTTCTGAGAGATCATGTTTGATAGCATGATCCTTTTTGTCACAGTCCTTACCTCTTTGACTGCGTGTTTATAGTGGTTAAGAAAATCCTTTGTTTTCATAACAGCTCATCGGGTTTGCGTGTGAAGATAAAGTTTCCTGCTATCTGCTGAAGCTCACGTGAACGTTCAGGATTTGCTGTTCGTGCCATAGCGGAAACGGCATTAGCGAAAAGATACATCGAAGGATTACCATAGATTCCATCGTCTTCGCTGTGCTTAAGGAGTATTTCTTCGACTATCTTTGTTTCAGACTTCGATACACCGAGTTTCGGAAGGCGTTCTATCATAGGCTTAAGTTCGACCTTAGTCTCTGAAGCCTCACATATCTGCTTCGATTCAAACTCCAATGCTTTCGGAGAAAAGACATATTTCATAGCGTCACGAACCATCAATGCTCGTGTCTCGGTGTCTTTATTGATAGTTTCTATGGAGAACATGAATTCCTGTGGAAGCCTTGATCCCAAATGAATTTCTTTGAGGTATGAGTGCCCTATTGCCCCATTCAGGCAGACGGCTTTTTTCCAGTATGACCGGAGTTCAAGTTTGCCATCTCCGAAGTCAGAGTATTTAAGAAGCATCCCGCGTGCGTAAGACACTATCCCGTTGTTCGGGGTATCAATATCAAAAATCACAGGGTCAAGGACTTCTAAGTAATCTCTGGAACTGCCCTCATAAGCGCCAACAAGCGGAAGTCCGAGTTCTTCTGCAACAGTAATAAACATAAGGAAGATTTCTTTGGTGTTCAGTCTTTTGTAAGAAGTGGAGAGGAAGCCCCTGACCTGACCACCTACATTACGGAAAAGAAAACGATCATCCTTCCCGGCATAGTTTTCAATGTAACGGTTCATAGCAAAAGACACTGATTCCTGCTGGTATTTTGATCCTGTCACACCTTTTGAGCACCACGTCTGAGGAAGTCCTAAGCGATCGGCTACCTGATAAGCTGAATTTGGTGTCAGTGACCATATATGCACATCCTCATCTTCTTTAATGATAGTGCCTACACCTCCATAATCGGGTGTGAACGTTATAAGCTGTGAAGGGATGATAAAATCGTCAATGACCCTGTTTTGCAGCTTATCATAGATTACCTCGGAGTTGATCCGGGATTCTGCGACAAAAGTGTCGACTTTTTTCTGAAGAACTGATTTGAGTGTCATAAGTTTGATATGAAATTATTAATAGAATCGATAAGGCTCTTAGCCCTGTGTGTCTTTATGTAGTTCCCCTTAAAGCGTTCAGGGAGCTTGTCTATGTAGCGATAGAGAAGATAAATAAGATATTCGCAAACCTCTTCAGTCTTTACGAGCGGTTCATTATCGGGACGGGTGTCACCGAAATTTAATGACTTCGGATCATTATAGCCGATAAGATAGTGTGAAGTTCCTCCGGCATCGACATAACCCGAACTGTCGTATACTCCGACAATAATCTGTCGGTCAAGTTTCCATTTAGCATTGACGAGTGCTTCTTTTAAAGTCTCACCTGTGCCGAAATAGCCGTCCGATGTACGGACAACAAATTTCCATTTGATCTTTACGATCTGCTCGTGGTTTTCAGCGAGCCATTGATTGATTTCATTCATAAATTTAAGAGTTTGATTATGTGTTGTTCTGTACCGTATTGGTCAAGCATTCGATCTTCGATAAAAGCACTGAAGCTTTCATCAGTATAAAGAAAGATTACACGTATCCTTGCTGAGTTTCCGACCAGCTCATAACAGCGAATATCAAAAACTGCAAGATCAAATTTCCATTCAAGGGTGTAATAACCTCCCTGGTCAAGAACCCTTTCCAAGAGTAAACGTATGTTGTTCATCAGTTGAACATGTGTTAAAGTTTGTATGTTACCTGTTCGCTATGTCTTCCAATAAGTTTGAATCCTTCGGGGGCTTCTGTCAGCTTCGGCTTTTCCTCGTGTATGTTCTCGACTGATATCTTCTCAGCTTTTGGCTTACGTACTTTCTTGTTCTTGACTGCACCTTTCGGAAGGATGACTGTCTTGTTGCCTGTTGAATGTTCAATGACTGTATGTGCTTTGCCAGTCTTTTTCTCCGACTTGCGGGCTTTCTTTACGGCTGCCCGGAGCTGTTCAAAAGAACCGCATGGTGCAATGTCATCATAAGGACTCACTACTTCATGGGGAACATCTTTGAGGTCTGCTTTGATGACCTTGAAATTCTCAGGTTCTTCAGTTTCAAGAGTTCCGTTGATGGCGCTATTGAAAATATCGGACATCTCACCTGAAGAATTAAAGAGATAAGAGGTGATCCATGCTTCTGCACCGAGCTTTCCTCTGGGAACTCGTCCTTTGTCGTCAACCATAAGGTCTACGATCCAACGGGAAAAGAGCTTGTTGATAACTCCTTTGTAGTGTTGCTCGGATTCTGCATCGTAATGATATTCGAGCGGGTAGGAAACAATGTCGGGGTCTTCGTTCTTGACGGTTTGCCCGAGGTTTGCGACTATTGAAGTTGCCGATCTTACGGCCTTCAACTGGAACAAGTCGCCTTTTTTGAGTAATGTGACCTGTGTTTTCATCTTTCTAATATGATATACAAATATAATAAAAATGATTCAAGATTAAAAATAAATCATTTATAAATTTTATGTCAGATTAAAAATTTAACATTTGAACTTGTTTTCTTCAATCCTTTTTATGTAAATTTGTCAGTTATGTTATCAGATGTAATAGGTCTATCAAGCGACTGCCCTAAATTTGCACATATATGTCAATGGATGTGCTGCACCAAGATAGGAACATCAGACCATCTCGGAGGCGGGGTTTACATCTATCCCGAAGAACTTGACAACAAAAAAAACATAGACCATCTCGATATACGATTCAACTATCCCGATGGTGGAAAAGTGGCAGTCTGCAGGGCCAAAGACTTACAGACCTGTGATAACAAGTACAAACCCTACGACTGCCGCCTTTTCCCTATATTTCCTATCGGAAACAAAATGGTTCTACCGTGAAAATATAGCATTAAGAAAACTTCTACAAATCACAAAAATCGAAGATGTTATATTTTTGTCAGGTAAAAAGACATTGCAACACAGGTCAGGAATGTTGAAAATACTTAAAGATCAAGGAGTTATGATTCACGTCATACCTTCACAATGGAAAGCAATAGTACTATGGCAGAAACAAAAAAAAGATACCCGCAACGCAGAAGCTCTACAACACTGAAAAAGGGCGACAAAATAGCAGAGGTTGAAGTCGACTGGAACGAAGCAGATAAACTACGGAGGATCGGTTGCACTTGTGAAGAAATGGTAGCTGTTTTAGGCGTGTCATGGTCAACAATGGAGCGCAAGTGCAAGGCTGTTCATGGAATCCCTTTTGACGAGTATGTAAAAAAGGGAAACCAGAATTTCAAAGTTTCATTAAGACGATTACAGGCTCGTGGGGCTCAGGGGTACACGGAAATCATAAGGGATGAGCAGGGAAATATACTTGAACGTAAGTATAATCCTCCAAACATAACAATGCAAATTTGGCTCGGTAAACAATTCCTGAACCAGAAAGAAAAGTCCGAGATTGATCAGAATATTAATCTTCCGACTTTGCCCGATATAATCATTAAATAAAAATGGGGTTTGTTTTGAACACGACATATTACACCGGAAATGTTTATGAGTGGAATCTTCCAAGCGGGTACACTTGCCCATTTGCTAAGGAATGTAAAGTTTATGTTGATAGGATAAGTGGAAAATTTCTTATCCCAAAAGGTAAATTCAAGTGCTATGCCGCTTATGCGGAACGCTACCCTGCTGTAAGGAAAAGTCGATGGGAAAATCTTAAACTGATCAAAAGTGGTGGCAAACCACAATTGCCAACAGATTGTGAGAATGTAAGAATCCATGCTTCCGGGGATTTCTTTACGCCTGAATACCTTAATTTGTGGATTGAAATAGCAAAAGAAAATCCTAAAATAAACTTCTGGGGATTTACTAAGTCTATAAAATATTGGTTGATAGTCAGAGATCAGATACCATCAAACCTTATTCTTACTGCCTCCTATGGGGGTTTGGATGATGAGTTGATTGAAAAAAATAAACTTAAGCACGCAAAAGTCTATCTCAAACTAAGTGAAGTACGAGAAGGTATGCCTATTAATATAAATGATGATTATGCAAGAAAACCAGAAGTATGTTTTGCGCTTCTTGATAATAAGAAATATTCTTATGATGATATGATGAGTAAAAATTGAAAACAAGTATGGAGATTATTGAAAAAATAACTCAGAAAGTATCAGCACCTCAGAAGGCAGTACTTAAGAGCCTTTCGCCAATTTCACTTTTTCTTGCCGGAGTGGGATCGGGAAAAACTCACATGCTTGGAATAAAGACCATGCAGCTTATTAAGAAGTTCCCGAATGTTCGTGGTTTCATCGGTGCAAATACTTACTTGCAATTAGAACATTCAACGCTTTTCCGAATAAGAGAATACTGGAAGTCAATAGGCGTTCACGAATACAATAAGGATTCAAGGCCATTTGGTCAATATGTCATAAACAAAACACCTCCTTCGGGATGGCCTACGGATGGTCATTCGTTTGATTCTTACAATGGCATAATAAGTTTCTGCAATGGTTGTGTTGTGTTTGTAGGTTCAATGGATAATGCTAAAGCACATGAAGGAAAAGAGTTCGGATGGGCTGTCCTTGATGAGACGAAGGACACTAAAGAAGAAGATGTTAAAGAGATCATTATCGCAAGAATCCGTCAGAAAGGGATGTATATTGTCGATGGATTATTGTCTGAAACAGGAACAGCCAAAGAACAATATAATCCGCTATTTATTGCTACTTCACCCGCAAAAGTCGACTGGATCAATAATTGGTTTGGACTTGATAAGTACATTGACGAGATTTCCGCAAGGATTTACAACAACAACGACTTTTTCCAACTTCAAGTTGAAGATAAATTTATAACCATTTCTTCGACTTATCATAATGTTCAAAACGTAGGTGAGAATTACATAAACAATGTCCTGACGCAAAACACTAAGGAACGTGGCAAGGCTCTGATATATGCGAATCCCTTCACCTTAACCGGAGGTGAATTCTATTCTTCTTTCGACAGGTTAAAGCATGTCAAAAAGGTTCATTATCTCTCTAATTTACCTATCCATATATCATTTGACCAAAACTCCGTTCCTTATAATTCTGCTTCAATCTGGCAGATAGACTACATTGAAAACAAATATATTCTACGGGCTATTGACGAGATCACTTTGCCAAACCCCCGCAACTCGACAGAAGAAGTATGTGACGAATTTATACGAAGATACCCGGATCACAAGGCAGGGCTTTTCTATTACGGTGATGCTACGGGAAGAAACCGCACAACGATGTCGAAAGAGTTTAAGCATCATTACGAAATAATTGAATTCAAACTTAAAAAATACCTTAACAACTACTCTGATTGTGTTGTGCGTTCAAACCCTTCGTGCATACAAAGGCGTGATTTTGCAAACAAGCTCTTTGAAGATAAGCTGCCCGTCAGGGTTGAGATAGGCGAAAACTGCCATCATTTGGTTGCTGACCTTATGTATTGTAAACAAGGCATTGATGGGGCAAAAAACAAAGACCTCTACACAGACCCCGACACCAAAGAGAAGTACCAGAAATACGGACACCTCGGTGATACATTTGAATATCTGATTGTGGAACTATTAAAAACATATTTCTATGATTAAAGAAGATGGTTATGAGCTGCTTAAGACTATTGTGGACAAAGATACGACTCATGTAGACTATAAGCGTGTTACCGATCTTGCCGACCTGTATTACAAGATGGTGACTGGCGACAAAATAGAATCTCTGCTGCAAAGGATTGAAACACGTGTTACACCTGAAGAATTCGATCAAATCAAACGAATATACCGATCTATCATTCCCTCCACGATCAATTCAACAAAACTTCCGTTCAAAAAGGTTACACGAAAAAAGCCACTTACGAGAAAAATCGAGTTCCCTGAAGAATCGGAGAATAAAAAAACTGAACTGGAAAAGTATATAAACACTTATTGGGGCGACAAGTCGCTTGACAAGTATATGGAATATGCTTTTGTCGACTATAACTATCTCGACCCGAATGCTTTTTTGATAACTGAATTTGATGACTTTGATCCTAAGACTGAAAAAGCAAAACCATATCCTTTTATCGCTTCATCCAAAGAAGTTATCGACTTCAGGTATAAAAACGAGATACTCCAATATGTTGTTGTCAGGCTTCCGATAACCTATATGGATAACGGTATTGAACGTGACGGCTATAAATTTACAATCTATCTCGGAAATGACACGATAGTCTTTACTCAGGTAGCATCAAAAGGGATGGATGAAGAAGTATTAGAGTTGGCAAAGAAATTCTATTCCGTTCAATACTTCGAACCAAAGAATGAAAAAGTCCCTGCAATACGGTTCGGCTATAAGAAAGATCCTGTTACAAAAGGCCGTACTTTGACATCATGTTTCCATGAGGTAGTGCCTTTTCTTGAAAAGACTTTAAAAATAGATTCTGAACTCGACCTCTCTACTTCTCTTACCGCCTTTCCACAAAGGTTTATGTATGCCACGCCTTGTAAGAATCCGGGATGCCGAAAAGGATTCTTGATAGATAACACCGAATGTCCGCATTGCGGAGGGACGGGGCATGAACCTATCCATGCAGGAACACAGGACGTTATTGTCCTTTCGCTTCCAAACGATCCTTCAACAGCTTTTGATCTGGAAAAGATGCTTGTTTATAAGTCTCCACCGATAGAACTGTTAACTTTCCAAAAAGACTACTTGGAGTATCTGAAAAAGTCTGTTCATGCTATGATGTTCAATGCCGATCTTTACACAAGGGAACAGGTATCAATCACTGCAACCGAAAAATTGTTGGAGACAGACAACCTTAATGATACTCTTTATGATTTTGCCCAACACTATTCTTCAGTTTGGGAATATGTAGTAAAAGACATTTCTACCTATATTGATTTGCCTGATCTTACAGTTGACCATCAGTTCCCGGAAAACTTCAAGTTCAAAGGATTGGTTGAACTTATGTCAGAGCTTAAGATGGCAAAGGAAGCCAACGCCTCGACATCTACAATAGCAGCTATCGAAGATGATATAAACGAGATTCTTTATTCTGACCGACCCGATGAGCTTAAGGTGATGCGTATAAAAAACTCCATCAACCCGTTCCGTGGCTACTCTGATTCAAACATAAAATACATCCTGAGTTCAGGCAATACTACGGAGTTTAATGTTATCCTCTGGACAAACATGGAATCAATCTTTCAGGATTTGGAAGCAGAAAATCCGGAAATATATGAGATGAGCATGGATGTGATAAGAAAAGAAGTTGCAAAGAAAGTTGCGGTTTATATGGAGTTGATAGGCAAACAAAAACAGGCAGAGTTTGAGCAATATGTTCAGCAATGAGAAAACTGATCTTCATACTTTTTCTTGTGGCTTGTGAGGAAGTGACACCTTATGATGATACTAACAATTCTGTCTTTTATACTTCAGGTGCACCTTACACCATTTCCATAAAAGGCGTTCATGGACAGAAAGAGTTATATAGCGAAGGATTTACTCCCACTTGCACATCACAGTCTTTTAATAAAGGCTTTGTTACTATGCGTTTAGACACAGGCAGTTATTCACTTGTTATTAACAATGTTATCAAGACAATAAAAATCCGGGAAGGGTGTAATAGTTTTGATGTATCAAAATACAGGCAATGGTGACTTTTAGCGTTGTGATAGCTTCTTATCTGGGTTCTTATGGTGGTGCTGCACGTAACCGTGAGCAAAAAATATTACGTGCAATCAACTCCATTCAGAGCCAGACATTCAGAGGCTTTGAAATTATTGTTGTAGCTGACGGTTGCAAAAAGACTATTGAGATTGTTTCAGATCTTAACATAAAATCCTTCTTTGTCGAACGCAAAGGGCATTTTTCGGGAACGCCAAGAAACAAAGGTATCGAAGAAGCTGAAGGGAAATATATAACCTACCTTGATATTGATGATGTTTATGGTGAGAACCACCTTCAAACAATAGCAGACAATATCGGAAATTATGACTGGGTCTGGTACAATGACATCCGGTATAATCCACGTATGAGAGTGTGGTACGAAAACAAGTGTGACATTACAGTTATGGGTAGACATGGCACATCAAACATCTGCCATAAAAAAGATTTGAGTGTCGCATGGGATTTCCGGGGCTATGCGCATGACCATTATTTTATCGAACAACTTCTTAAATTCAATAACTTTACAAAAATCCCCACACCGGAATACTATGTATGCCATATACCGGGGGATCAGACAACAGGATATGACTTATGATAGCAGCGATTACAATCACATACAATCGTATTGAACTTACGAAACAGACAATCGAATCTTTCTATTCAAAGACCGATGTTGATTTTCACCTCTTTGTTGATAATGGAAGTGAAGATGAAACAAAAGAGTGGATCAAATACAAATATCATATACCGCTTGAAAAAAACATGGGTATTGCTTATGCTTTTGCTTTAGGAGTTGAAGCACTTAGTGGGAAGTATGACTATATCCTGAAGCTTGACAATGATGTTGAAACCGTCACTGAGGGAATAATAGGAAAAATGGTAAAATTCCTTGAGAAGCATCCTGACCATGTTATCAGTCCCGTTGACCTGCTTTTAGACCCTAACTTCAAGCCAAGAACATTAAGAAAATCGTTTCTTGAAGGATATAATGTAGAATATACTACTCATACCGGAGGTGCTTTTCAACTCGGACGAAGGGAGGCTGTTGAGAAATTATGTAAAGAATTTAGACACCTAAAACTTGGTGATCTTAATATCGGAATGTTCTACCGTAATCATGGCTATCATACCGCTTACCTACAGGAGCTTGAAATGCGCCATATAGGTCTGAATCAGTCAACTCCGGGCAAAAACTATATCATGTAACAAACACGTGATGAACATATGATGAACGGATGCCGAACAAAGAAAGAAAGAAAGAAAGAAAGAAGTAAAAGAATTAAAAGAAAGAAGAAAAGAAAATAAACAAAAGAAAATTTCATGAAATATGATCTTATAGTCATAACAAAAACCATCAATGACAAAATTTTCAACATAACCCAAAGATGTATTGATTCTGCTCGTTTGGACAAATGTGACCTGAATGTGATAATGGTCGAAACGAACGGGCAGTTCAAGAACTTCACAGGAGTTGACACTTTTGTCAAATATGATAAAAATGTTTTTTGTTATAACTATGCCTTGAACATCGGCATTAAACAAGCAAAATCCGATATATTTATCCTTGCCAACAACGACATAATTTTTCACAAAGGCTGGTCAATTATCGGTGAACTTATGCTTGCTAATGAATATGAATCTGCCTGTGCGCTCTCAACTGATCCCCGGCAGAAAACATTTCAGCGAGGGAACTATGTTTATCACGGCTATCAAGTAGGCCGTCACATAGTCGGATGGTGTATTTTTCTTACACGGAAAGGCTATGAAAAAATAGGAAGACTTGATGAATCAATGGAATTCTGGTACTCAGACAACATTTATTCTGACCAACTGATTTACAATAACGTCAAACATGGCCTTTTTTGTAATATCCAGATTGATCACATTGCATCAATGACATTAAAGACGCTTCCATTTCGTGAGCAGAAACGTATTTCTTATGATTCACAGATCAAATACAAATCAATAAGCCGCAGATATGCCAAAAGAAAAGAGGGTGACTAAATTCTTTCCGAGATACTACAAATGGAACGCAGAAAACCTCGGACTATTCTTTTTCATCAAAGGACAGACATCCATTTTACCAGCAATGACAATCGAACAGGCTATTTTTAACTACCTTCGCTTTACAGGAATAACATTGGATGAATGGGACTTGGAAAGTATAAAAGCCACTTATGTAAGGCTTCAAAAAGAATACTATGAAAATACCGAGAAGGATTCAGGATCTTGTGAATAATAAGCAATCATTTATTGATTCACAGATAGGTAAGCTTGAAAACACAATAATCAAGCTGCAGTCCGACCTTTTGGATCAGATTATTTCCGAAGTCATTCCCATGCTGGAAACAAAGAATGGTGAAATCCTTGACACACCTGAGAACTATTCATTACTTGCTGAAATTGACAAAGTGTATGACGGCTTTCGTAAGGTGATAATGAAAAAACTGCTTGGTGAGATTGACAACACTTCAACTAAACTTATTGACTTCAATCATGACTATTTCACTGTCGCACTTACCGGAAATCTGCCAAAAAGGTTTGAAGATATCATGGAGTCTACACGCAATAAAACTGACCTCCGCTTTGGATTGAAGGGAGGTAAATTGGTTCGTGGTGGTCTGATAATGGATTTGATTGATACTAACTACTTAGCAGATGTAAAACATGAAATGTCGAAAGCCGTTAGTTCACAGATAAATATGGATGAGTTCCGTAAGTTGGTGCGTGTAATGATGATTGGGGATGAGCATAAAAAGGGACTTTTTGAAAAACGGCTTAAATGGTTGATTTATGATCTTTATCAGCAATGGGATAGAACTTATAACTTATCGTTAGCTGAAGAATTCGGGATGCGCCACTTTATTTATCAAGGCGGTTTGATAAGAGACTCACGTGACTTTTGTATTGCTCATAATGACAAAGTTTATACAACGAAAGAAGCTGAGGAATGGAAGACATGGACACCTCAGAAATCACTTGCAAAAGGCGAATTCCCGGCTACTCATACTGTCACTGACAATCTATATGAGACACCGGGATATATGAACTATTCCGGCTATGATCCACTTATAGACTTAGGAGGTTATAGCTGCCGTCATGTAGCTGCTTTTATAAGTGAAGAACTTGCAAAAAAACTCAGACCTGATATTGATAAAAAAGAAGAAATCAAAGAATTTACTGATCCTATTGCTAATCACTTCAAGGAAAAAGATGATGCTGAAAACTACCTTACTTACAAAAAAGAATACGAATGGCTGTTTGATTCATTGAAACAAAATAAAGACGAATGGGATAAGTTCCGTGAGAATAAGTCGAGAATGTATTCAGGTATGATAAACGAAGTGATGGGAAAAGAGTTCCCTACTGCAAAAACAGCAATGGAAGATTGGCAGTCATCGACACAGAAACGCTTTCCAGCTTCACTTAAATATTGGGCTTTGAAACTTGAAAAAATCAATGGGGAGATACGATTTTCACGATCTGAATGGTCAACAGACAGTATTGATGGATTTGGGCCAAATGTAGAAGCAGGCAATTATGTGACGAAAGAACACTATTTGAAGATAAGGGCTTTTAACCAAGCATATCTTGATACTATAAACTTCAAGCCTAGATTTCTTTATCGTGGCACAAGCGGGAAAACTGGCAGGGAAATGAGGGTTGATGTAGAAAAGGCTTTGGCTCGTGGAGAAGAAGCTGTTATCATTAAAGATGCACCCCTTGCAGGATATACACAAAGCGAAAAAGTTGCAAATACCTTTGGTGCAAACTCAGCAGGCATAACTGTATATAGGAAAATAACCAAGTCCGATGTTTTTCTTCACAAAGACCTCTTTTCAAACCTTACACGCTCCTATATGGAAGAATCGGAATATATTATCTTTGGCGGTGACTTTGAACTGACAATAAAAAATCACATTAAAACACGTAACTACAATTGGAAATGATAAAAAATGCTAATCCGACAGAAATTAAAAGAGGCAAACTTATAATAAACCTAGATTGTACTGAAGCCTCAGAAGACTGGCTTAAATTCGGAAGACTCACGGAAAAAGCCAAAAAAGGAGATAAAGAAGCGGAAAAAGAAGCTGAAAGGATGGATAACTCCGTTTTGTTCTCAGTAGAATGATTTGTTTATTTGAAAAAAATAGTTTAATATTGAACCTTTAGTCGCACCCCATGCGGGTGCGTGGATTGAAACAATATTGAACCTTTAATTGTTTTTTGAATTATGAAAGATGAAAAATTGAATGTAATTGTCGATGGACGATCACAACGCATGACAGCTGCTGCCTTCAAGATTGCCAAAGAGCATTTTAAGGCAAGGATCGAAAAAGCGATCTCAAAAGAAGTGCCTCCCGAACTTCTGAAAATCCCTCCAAAAATAGAAGTTCAAAAACCTGACCTCATCATAAAAAAAGTCGAACCTCCACTTAACGTGGAGAAGAAAGCACCCGTCAAAAAGACAAAGAAATGAAACAGTATGAGCTGAAGTCTAGAAGGACAGGCAAAATCAACTATGTCTCAGAAGAAGACTTGGACAAACTCAAAAAACTCGGTATGCTCGGACGCTACCAGATCACAGGCGTGGAAGCACCGAAGTTTATTAAGCCTCCTTTCGTGGAGAAACCTGTAAAAGAAAAGAAAAAGTGAAACCAGAAGAACGTAAAATACTGGATGACAGTTTGGTGAAACTGTTCAAAATCACTCCGGAGAAACTTGCCTCACTCTATAACGAGGCTGGAGATTTGATTGACTTTACTCCTGTTATCGACTTAGATGCCGAACGTGTATCAAGACACTCAGGCGAAAAGAACGATCAGTACAAGAGAGGTGTAAAAGAAGGCGCCCAGAAAATTGAACGTGAGATAAAGGAAAAGTACAATGTCGAATCTGAACTTGTGGGAATAGACCTTGTGGATCACATAATCGTTGAGAAGGTAAGTGAATCCAAATCTTCGGAGTCGATTCAGAAACACCCGGAATTCCTTGCTGCACGTGCCGGATGGGAAAAAGAACAGAAGGCTCGTGACAGGGAATGGCAGAAAAAACTCGATGACAAAGACAGAGAGTACCAGAGATCAAAAATATTTGACAGTGTCCGCACAAAAGCACTCGATCAGTTAGCAGAAGCTAAGCCTATCCTTCCGCAAGACCCTCGCAAAGCCGAGCAGTGGAAGCAGATATTCATTCGTGAGCTTGAATCCGGCAACTATCAGATAGCAGAAGATGGTACAATCCTCGTCCTTGACAAAGAAGGTAACGCCCTTAAAGATGATCATGGCTATAACAAAGTGTTTAATGAATACACAAAGGAACTAATGGAGAAATATTTCGAGTTCCAGACAGCTGAGCAGAGATCATCATCGGGAAATAAAGAACATTCTGGAACAGACAAACAATTCCCAAAATCCGAAGACGAGAGACTTACAATGTTACGTGACCCCGCTATAACTCCCGCAAGAAGAAAAGAGTTAACGGAGTATGTAATCAAATAAATTGTAAAAATGTCAACTGTAATTACTTGCGGATACCTGAATGTCATCCAGAAAATGGCTGATGACATCTGGAATGATCCTATGAAAAACAACGATCTTATTGCAGACGTTGTCAGCGCAAAAGCTGTGCTTGAAAACCAATCGGTCAACTTTTCCGAGATTCTTGGTTCAAAAACCAAAACACTCAAAGTCGAGTGGCTTACGAAATGTGATGTTTCTACTTCTTCATGTTCCTCAGACTGTGATATCACTGGCGACGATGCCGATCCTTCGTGCAAGGATTATGATGTCGACTGCCTGCAGGAATCGTCTTTCAAAGTGCCTATGAGGGCATACCGTGACCGGACAATCGAGATGCAGCAGGCTCTCGCCTTCAACAAGCTCATCCACATGGCTGCACTCGATAAATATATTGCTCAATACATCCTTACGGGAATCGTTGCAGCAGCTGGCACAAACCTTTATACCGGAGGTCAGGGAACAGTTGTCGGAACAACTACCTACATTGCTCCGGCATATTGGGATGACGGCATCTGGGCATATTTCGATCAGGTCAGGAGGCTCAACAAGTTCCGTAACCCGTATCTTATCAGTGGGAACAACCTGTATCAGCTTATCTTCAACCGTCCTCTTGAAGCCGGAAACGCCAACGGAGTAGGAAATTTCAGGAAGATGAACACCCTCAGGGTGTACCAAGACCCGGAAAATGTTGAAACTATCGCCCCAGGACAGTCGCTGCTTCTGCATAAGACAGCTGTGGCTTTCCTCAACAAAGCATGGAACCCACTCAATGCAGCCAACGCTGTGAACCGTGCAGGTCAGTATTGGGAATGGAGCGAAGAATCACTGAACCTGCCGGGAGTGTTCTATGATATCACCATGAAAGAGACTTGCGAAGGTGATGAATTCTATCAAGCTGTGAAGATAAAACTTCATGGACTTCTCGCTGTCAACCCTTATCCGTGTGACGAAGATAACACCGGGATTCTCGTGTTCGAGTGCGGTACTGGCCCGGAGCAGTAAAATAAAGATAAACTTTTATGTATATGTAAAAGACTCCCGTACTTTTATGGGAGTTTTTTTCTTTTAATACTGAATAATCATGGGAGCACCTTACGGTAATAAGAATGCAGCCGGGCCTCACCGCAGACGAAGGACATATATCGGCAGAGGGGGGAGAATCCTAAAATCAACAACCTATAAGGGTCAGATGCGTATGATCTCCCGATATACTAATCTGATGGAAAAAAAATACGGTCGTGGATGGCCTTAAAAATCTAAGTTATGTCAGTAAATACCTGTTATGATTATGTCGTTGGGTTCTCCCGCAAAGAAGATGTCTGTGTTACGGATGAATGGGATGATGCTTATGCAATATCCGATTCTGGTCTTTATATAGACGAACTCCCCGGTATGCCCCAACGCTTCTTAGCTTCTCTCGGTGGTAATTATGATATATGGGAGAAGATGACCAACGCCCGTGAGAACTCTATCAATGCTTTTAAGTTCGATATCGTTAAAATGATACTTGAACGGTTTGAGCCTGTAAGGAAACGATTCATCGGTGATATAGGCTACAAGTCATTTACCTCTCTGTTGAGTGACTATCCGTATCACGGTCAGAGGATGTTTTCAGATATTATCGGTGGAGCATTTAACCTTCATGGCATTTATTTGATCCTTAATGTAACAGAAGCGGTCACATTGAATATCTATGATGAGTATGATCTTCTGTACACTTATGAACTGCAAAGCACTGCTGGTCGTCCTCGTTATAATGCGATAACCCCGCTTTCTTTGCCACTCGGTGGAAACTATTATTTCATTTATACGACTACGGGACAGCCATACAACAACCAACTCACATGTAACTGTGGAAAATACCATTGGTGCTTTGACATTGAAAATCCATGTTACGGCCCTTCACGTGAGATATGGACTGAGTGGGCTATGATGGCGGGTATCGCAGGGGATGATCTTTCGGAAAGAGACGATTGGACTACTTCACGTGAAGGTGCAGGGATGATCTTACACGGAGACTTTATGTGTGACATCCACGCTACGTTATGTAGTGAACATTCTGACTGGACAGGAAATAAGGTTGATTTTGCTATTGCTAATGCTATATGGTACAAGACAGGCGAATTTCTTTCCGCTTATATCATGGATACAGAGGAAGTTTCAAGAAAAACACTACTCGGAATAAAACAATGGAACAACAATCGTGCTTATTATAATTCACGGTATGCTGAGATGATAAAATTCATTGCTGAGAATTTTGAGGACGAACGTAATGAGTGTTTACAATGTAAAAGTCCTCATGGATTTCGAT